AGACAACGACATAAATCCAGTTGCTTGTGTGTTCCTAACTGACCTCTGCTGTAATGACTTCGGTACTGCACCAGACTGTCCAGTACTGTGGGTTACTACAGATCTAGAGGATGCACCATTCGGTGAAGTTGTAAAAATGGAAGGAGTAAACTAATGGCAACAGTTAGATTTAGTGACACCCTCAAGGGTGAGATACGGAACAGTGCAAAGGCTATGTTCCAAGACAAGATAAAGCAGGCAAAGGACAACGTGCCTGCTCATTGGGGAGACAAGGTGTATGAATGTTTCTTTCCTGCTGATGTACGGCAGAAGATGGCATCACTACCAGACTATGTACTGCGTAAACAAGAGACCATTGATGTTACTGGTTGGGTCAATGCACCAGATGATGTGTGGCAGACTGGTGACTACAAACATGAGACATGGATGCTAGAAAGTACAATTAGGTTATCGTTCAGTAAACCAATGCCTTGGGTTGCTGACTTTGAGAAGGCAGATAATGGCTTCAAGTCTACCTATAGCACTGGGAAGTTCGACTACGATGATGCACGTTGGGATTGGTTGAAACCAGAGTTCAAAGAATACAATCGCAAAGTCTTTGAAGCTATGAGTAAACAAGAAGCATTTGTGACATCTGTCAACAGGTTGATGGATACATATACCACACTTGCACCTGCTCTCAAAGCATGGCGTCCACTGTGGGATTTGTTACCAGATGAAGCCAAGGAACGACACAAGACTGTCAAGGAACGTAAGGTAATCAAGGCAGAGGAGCTAGACCTTGACCTTAACGCAATGACTAGTGCCGTAGCACTAAGTAAAATAACTAAGTAAAGGAGGTATATATGACTAGAAGTTATTTTGGAGAACCAATGTTGAGAGACTACAATGATTGCGAGATGCACTTCTCAACATGCAGAAGCCCAGAGAAGGGTAAGCCTATGCGTACATGGTGTAGGCTATTCAAGAACCAAGATGTGTACGAGGTATGCTATGTACCTTGGAATTATGACAAGGGAGCAGTGATAGCTGAGTTCCATCCAGATGGTAGGATTGTTCTGCCATCTGACAGTCTCTCTTGGAGGAACATGCATAGCTCACTATCAATGGCATTGCACAATGCTATACCTATACTCACCGAGCGTATGGGTAGAGGTAGGTATCGTGTTGCACATACTGGTTACATAGATAAGGAAGCATCAGCATTACCTGCTTCAGATAATGCAAGTGGTTACTTCTTCAGCGAATGGTATGAATCATTCAAGAGAAATGGGAACGAATACTTTGCAGGTATGACGTTCAATCATGAGGGTCTATGTATCAACCCACAGTATAGTACTGATGGTGAGATTGACGTAGAGAAACGTAGAACATGGCTTCGTATGCTTAGACGTTTCAAGCGTGGTCTAAAAGCTAGAGCCAAGGTAGGTGCATTGCAACAACATGCCAAACGTATCTACGACAAGCATCAAGAGATGGAGAAGAAAGGTAAACATCGTTGGCAATGGGAGATGCCTAACTGGAAATCCAAGAAGTATTACGATATGCTCAAGGAAGTTATGCAGACTAATGAGTTTACACCAGAGTTTCTTGAAGCCTTCGTTGAATCAGCTACGCCTAATACCTATGGCAACACGATAGCTACAGACGCACACATCCTACAACACGTTGACACATTGATGAATGACTTGTCGTATTCATTGAGACGAGACTTTGGTGTGTTCATATCCGAGCCGTTGAATGCTGATGGAAAGGTGATAGAGCGATGACAGTTATCGCATGGGATGGTGAGGTACTTGCTACCGATACTCAATGCACTTTGGGAAAAGCTAAATACAATTCACCCAAAGCATGGTATGAAACTATAGGTAATAGTGTTTGTATCTTGAGTGGAGTAGGTACTCTCAGAAACATACATCGTCATAAGGATTGGGTCATGAAGAATGACCCTTCCATTCCTTTTCCATACGATAGTCTGAAAGACCACTACTACCAATTTATCCTCGTAACTAGGAACGGACTACTACGTTACGAGGGTACACCTTACCCCATAGAGCATGGGGTAAATGCTTGTGCATTTGGTGAAGCATCTGACTTTGCTTATGGTGCATTGGCTATGGGAGCTACGGCAGTAGAAGCTGTTCAAGTAGCTATTAAATACTCTCACTGTTGTGGGGGGAATGTTGAATCATATTCGTTAGTGAAAGGAGACGGACATGAGAAGAAAGAAAACTAAAGCCGAGAAGGTATGGGCGTACCTAATCGAACATCCAAACGCCAAGACTAAGGATGTAGCCAAGGCATGTGGGTGTTCAGAGAAGTATGTCTACAACCTACGGAGTAAGGTAGGTACACCGAAAGAGGTACTCGTTAAGTCTAAGGTACGCATGCGTACCCAGATACTAACATCTGCCAACGAGTTGGTAAGTGATAAACGTGAAGAAGAACACGGCGACTTCGCAAGTAATGCTTTCATGATTGCCAACTACTGGAACACTCACTTGGGTTTGATTGATTTCATCAAGCCTACTGACGTACCAACCATGCTAGCTTTGATGAAGATAGCTAGGTCACATCAGAGACCACAAAAGGCTGACAACTATCGTGATGCTTGTGGTTACTTAGCATTGGCTAGTGAAGTGGCGAGTGCATCTGAATGAGTATCATAACAATAGACTTTGAAACCTATTACAGTAGGGAGTTCTCGTTGTCCAAGATGACAACAGAATCCTATGTTCGTGACAGTAGGTTTGAAGTTATTGGGGTTGCTGTCAAGATTGATGGCAACCCTACCACATGGTATGCAGGTAGTGATGTGGGGGGTTTCTTAAACGACATCGACTACACTGATCATACTATATTATGTCACAACACTATGTTCGATGGGGCGATATTGTCATGGCTATATAATATAAAGCCGAAGTTTTGGTTTGACACCATGCTAATGACACGCCCCCTCGTTGGTCAAACTGTGGGGGGTTCGCTTAAAAATCTCGCTATACATTATAATATAGGCGAGAAGGGCGATGAGGTTTTCCAGACTCTGGGGAAGCGAAAGGCGAACTTCACACCACAAGAGCTTGACCGATTTGGCGATTACGCAATCAATGATGTTGACCTTACCTACGCATTGTTCAAGAAAGTATCTAAGAACTTTCCAGTATCTGAACTGATGGTGATTGACCAGACCATTCGTATGTACACACAGCCTACGATTGAACTGGATAGGAATACTCTTAGCTCTCACCTGGGAACAGTGCAGACAAAGAAAGCACAACTTATTGACACAATAAATTCGGCAGGTGTAGATCCAGATGTGCTGAAGAAACTACTGATGAGTAACGATAGGTTCGCCAAGTTACTCAAAGCTATGGGGGTTGAACCACCTACCAAGATAAGTCCTACCACTGGTAAGAAGACATGGGCGTTTGCCAAGACAGATGCAGAGTTCATTGAGTTATGTGAAACTGGGTCACCCAAAGTACAAGCCTTATGTAATGCAAGGTTGGGTATCAAGTCCACCATTGAGGAGACTAGGACAGAGAACCTAATCAAGGTTGCTGATAGAGGTAGGCTACCTATTATGCTTAACTACTATGGCGCACACACTGGTAGGTTTAGTGGTGGTGACAAGCTGAACCTACAGAACCTACCAAGGAATGGTGCTATACGTTCTGCCCTGACTGCCCCTGAAGGACATAAGCTAATAGCTTGTGACTCATCACAGATAGAGGCAAGGGTACTGGCACACCTAGCAGGTCAAGATGATTTGGTTGAAGCCTTTAGGCAAGGGCGTGATGTATACAGTGAGTTCGCATCTAATGTATACGGACGTAAGATAACTAAAGAAGATAAGCTAGAAAGGTTTGTGGGTAAGACTTGCATACTAGGTCTAGGTTATGGCATGGGTGCTGAGAAGTTTCGTAATACCCTAGCTTTAGGTATGGGTGGTCTCAAGGTAGACATACCATTAGAAGAAGCCAAGCGTATTGTCTATTTATATAGAGATAAGAATCATCGTATCACTGCACTATGGCAACGATGTCAATCGGCATTGTCTGACATGATAGCAGGACGAAGTGGTATTATATCTGATTATGTATCGTATGATAAGCAAGGCATCTTACTGCCTAGTGGGTTACGGATACAGTACCCTGCACTCAATCATACTGATAATAACTTTAGATATATATCTGACTCACGGACATACCGAAAGATTATGTCTGCTAGAGTACAAGGGGAAACTATTCCCCACAATAACTGGACTTATATCTATGGCGGCAAGGTCGTAGAGAATATAGTCCAAGCACTGGCACGAATTGTAGTGGCAGAGCAAATGGTATCTCTTGGACAATCATACCATGTGTCGTTTCAAGTTCACGATGAGCTAATCGTCTGCGTCCCTGACTCGGATGTGACTGACGCACGGCAACTTGTTGAGAGAAAAATGTCAACCCCACCTGTCTGGGCTAAGGACTTGCCAGTGGCTTGTGAGTCTGGAGTAGGTGCTAATTATGGAGAAGCAAAGTGACTACACTTACAGAAATAAAATCTATCGTAAGCGATAAACATAAGAAAGAATTGTTGGAAGGACTTGCAGAAGTAAAAGAACAAATTCAGAAAGCTGACACAGCAGAGAGTATGGTACTCATGGTCAAGCTGAATGGAGACTATGTAAGGTTTTCAACATCAATAGGTAACACTATGGATTTAGTTGCACAGTTAGAACTATTGAAGTATGACGTAATAAAAAGAATGAAAAGGGAGGAAAGCTAATGGGTAAAGTTAAAGCAGTATTGCAAGATGCAGAGGAGACACTTGATTGGTGTCTTACTAAACAAGGCATGACCAATGAACAAGCCTTACGCTATATAAAAGAGAAGCATGGTGGTATGGCTATGAATCATTGTGAATGGAAACTCAAACATTTTATGGAGAATGATGTTGACGATGGACTGACAGTACAGTAAAGTTACTGTATGACAGAACTATCACATTCATATTCTTCATTGAAGATGTACGAAAACTGTCCGAAGCGTTACTACCACCAGAGGATTACTAAAGAAGTATCTGACAGTGGTAGTGATGCTACTCGGTATGGTGAGCGTGTTCACAAAGCGCTTGAAGAACGACTCACAAATGACAACGAGTTGTCACAAGAAACTATACAGTACGAAAATCTATGCAGAAGCATAGCCAAGATGAAAGACCACCCACAGTTTGATCAGTTACTGCTAGAAGAAAAGCTAACTATAACTGATAACTATACACCGACTGGTTGGTGGTCTGATGATGCTTGGTTGAGATCCATACTAGATGTATTAGTTTTGTTTGAAGACAAAGCTATAGTTATGGATTGGAAGACTGGCAAACGGAGACCAGACTTTACACAGTTGGAGATGTTTGCACTACAAGTCTTCTCACATTTTCCCCAAATAAATACAGTAATAACATCTTTCGTATGGCTGAAAGATATGAAGCAAGACAAGAGAGAGTTCTGCCGTGACTTGTCTGGAGAATTACAAGGTCACTTAAATGGAAGGATAGCTAGGATTACACAGTCTTTGGAGAACGATGACTTCCCTGCAAAGCCAAGTGGATTATGCCGATGGTGTCCTTGCTATGAGTGGTGTGATTATTCTTATTGACACTATTGTAAGGTTATGGTATGGCTACTACACCAGAAGGTCGTGTAAAGAATAGACTCAAGGCAATGCTCAAGAAGCACAACGTGTGGTTCTATATGCCACAAGCAGGTGCTTTTGGTAGGGCAGGTATCCCCGACTTTGTACTTATCGTGGAGGGTAGGTTTGTAGGGGTAGAGTGTAAGGCAGGTAGAAAGAACCCTACTGCATTACAGATTGCTACGATGAAACAGATAGACGATGCAGGTGGTAAATGTTTTTTAGTGTATGACTACGATACACAAGACGAATTGGAAAGGTGGATATTAAATGCTCGTAATACCAAAGGTGCAAGGTCTCGCACTTAAACTTAACAACCCCCAGATAGTTTTGAAAAGTATACCAACTGCCAAGCCGTTGTCAGTTCGTGGTCAAGAGCTTGTCGTCTGCCCTCACAAACTTACAGAGGTTTGGGCATTGCGTAAGCTAGGCATCAATGCTCCCTCACCTATCATGCATTACTATAACTGGAAGGGTAAGTTCAAACCATATGAACACCAAAAGAATACTGCTGACTTCCTAACTATACACAAGCGATGCCTAGTGCTAAATGAAATTGGCACTGGTAAAACGCAGTCTGCACTGTGGGCATCTGACTACCTCATGGAGTTAGGTCTAGTTAAGAAGTGTCTAATACTATCCCCCTTATCCACACTAGAACGAGTATGGAGTGACGCTATATTTATGAGCTTCATAGATAGACGAGCCACTGTGTTGTATGGTTCGGCAGAGCGTAGACGTAAACTACTCAAGATACCTTCAGACTATTACATCATTAACCACGATGGTTTCCAAGTGGTGATGGATGACCTCAATGACTTTGATTTAGTTATTGTAGATGAGGCCGCCGTATATCGCACACCATCCACCAATAGGTTTAAGCTCTTTCGTAAATGGCTTAATAAAAACCCAGACATAAGACTGTGGTTGATGACTGGTACACCCACACCCAATGACCCTACTGATGCATGGACTCTAGCTAAGATGGTGGAGAACCCACATGTATCCAAGACATACACTGCGTTCAAAGAGCAAGTAATGATGAAGATAGGACAGTGGAAGTGGTTACCTAGACCAGAGAGTGTAGACATAGTGAAGCATGTACTACAACCTGCTGTCAGATATACAAGGGATGAATGCTTTGACTTGCCGTCCACAGTATACCAAACACGAATGGTCAAGCTAACCAAAGATCAAGAGAAACATTATAAGAGTATGCTCCGTAGCTTTGTAACAGAGGTACAAGCAGAGGGTAAGATTACTGCTGTCAATGAAGCAGTCAAGATGCAGAAGCTAGTACAAATAAGTTGTGGTGTAGCCTATGGTGACGATGGCCGTAACATAGAACTAGATGCATCACCTCGTATTAATGTTGTTAAAGATATAATAGATGAAGCAGGTGGGAAGGTTATCGTATTCGTGCCACTAACTGGTACACTACACATGCTTAACAAAGAATTATCAAAACATTACACTACTGGTGTAGTGAATGGTAGTGTCTCTGCTAAAGAACGGAATGAAATATTCTACAACTTTCAAGAGACAGAAGACCCAAGAGTATTGATAGCACACCCTGCTACTATGGCTCATGGTCTTACACTAACCTCGGCTAGTACTGTCGTCTGGTATGGGCCGATCAATAGCAACGAACAATACACACAAGCTAACGGTAGAGTGGAACGTATAGGTAAACGCCATACGTCTAACGTTATACATATAGAAGCTACTCAACTTGAGTATCGGATGTATGAACGCTTGAAGAACAAGCAAGCATTGCAAGGTGTATTGTTAGATTTAATCCAAGAAATGGGAGAGTGATATGAAAATGGAAGATGTCATTAAGGCATATATCACCCTACGCAACGAGAAGGATGCGATAGAAGGTGAGGTAAAGGATAAGGTGAAAGCCATCAAAGAGAAGATGGTAAAGCTAGAAGCCTACATAAAGAAACAAGCTGACGAACAAGGTGTTACATCATTCAAGACTGGTCATGGTACAGCGTTTGTAACTACTACAGACTTTGCACAAGTAGCAGACTGGGATGCAATACTAGGTTTCATTAAACAGAATGAAGCATGGGATATGTTGGAGAAGCGTGTAAGTAAGAACGCAGTGCGTGGGTACATAGATGAACATAAAGAAGTACCTAGTGGTGTGAACTACGGCACTCGCATCGACATCAATGTTCGTAAGCCAAGTGCAAAGGTAGAAGAATGATACCTAGACTATCAACAAAAGGAATGGTGTTTTCGTTGTTGTCCGCTGCAGGAGACATCGACACTCTTGCCACAACACGTTTGTCGGTGATTGTTGTCGGTGCTAATCCCGCACTGTCAAAGAGCTTTTACAAAGGCGAGTACTTTGAAGAAACAATGAAACCAGATTGCTACTCGTTGAATGGCAAGACACCAGATAAAGATTGCGATGACCCTCAGTCAGACATGTGTGCATTGTGTCCACAGAATGCATGGGGTTCTCGTACCACGCCTACTGGTCAGCGTGTGAAAGCATGTGCTGATCAAAAGAGACTCGCAGTTGTATTGGCTGATGACCCCAAGGGTACAGTCTATCTACTGCAAGTAACCCCTACATCACTGAAGAACTTAAACGGATACCAAAAGGTATTACAAAGCAAGTCTATATCTCCAGAGATAGCAAAGACTAGAGTAGCTATAAATACATCTCTTGGGTTTCCAAAGTTAGAGTTTGACTTTGGTGGTTTCGTAGAGGAATCCATACAAGAATACATTGACGCCTTGTGTGGTAGTGAAGAAGTCAAGATCGTAACTGGCGAGTTGTCTGCCTCAGAAAGACAATTAACCTTCAGCGACTTTGGGTTTGCTGAAGAAAATGGTTTTACAGAAGGAGGTTCTAACCATGAGTAAAACATTTACAACACCAAAGGGAGTTGCATACTACCCTTACATTTCTGCACCTGACACTAAGTTCGATGAGCAGGGGCATTATAAAGTTAATCTGTGTATTCCAAAAGAAGAAGCAGAGCCAATCATCGAACAGATTAAGGGTGAGTTGGTTGCAGGTATCAAGGCACTGAAAGAAGCCAAGCCTAACGCCAAGATTAAACAAGCACCACTGCCGTTTGAAGATGAGCTAGATGATGACGATGAACCTACTGGTAACGTAATCATTAAGTTCAAATCAAAAGCCGCTTATAAACCTGCTGTCTTTGATAGCAAGGGTACACCTATGCTTAACTCTAATATCTATGCAGGGTCTGTACTCAAGGTGAATGGGTCTATTGCTTTCTACAATTCACCTGCCGTTGGTGCAGGTACTACACTGCGACTAAGAGCAGTGCAGGTCATTGAGTATGTTGAAGGCTCTAGTGGTGCAGGTAAGTTTGGCTTTGAAGAAGAGACTGGGTTTACTATTGACGATACTGAGGAGGTTGAAGAGACCACGCCAGAAGTGGTTGTCGAAGAAAAACCTGCGAAGCCAGCCCAGGCAGCGAAGCCGACACCCAAACCACAACCCGTTGAGACGCCTGCTGTTAAAGAAGTAAGCTCTGATGCAGATGACTTAGCAAGTGAGATCGCTAACCTACTGGATGAGGTAAACACTGATGACTAAACCCTTGGACTTTACCAAGGTTGAGGCATTAAGGCGACACATGTTGTTGAGTGTGCGAGACATAGCTATGGTATTAGGTGTGTCTCGTATGACCTACTATGGTTGGCTGAAAGGTAAACCATTGCGTAAATCTAACGATGCTAAGGTAAGGGAGAAGCTACGGCAGTTGTTGGATATTATGAAAGAAGGTTGGCCTCAACCAGAGGTGATAGCTCTTGAGTCTGTTGCTCGTAGGCAAAGACTTCTTGAGTTATTGGATGATAACAGTTAAGCTAATGAAGGGCAGAGGGGTCAATCCGAAACACCTCTCTGTCCTATTCAAAGGACAGTGGAATGGATACGCTAGGATTTTTACAGCGAGTCCTACCGTCTGAAGGATACTATGTTTCTATTGTAGTGAACCCCGATGGGAGAAAGCAGGGGTTCTTTCAGACTGTAGAAGAACTTGCAACAGCTTGCATAAGATTAGATAAAGCAGGCAACAACACATACTTTGCTATATCTTCTTTTTGTACAAAGGAAAACAGAAAGCAAGAGAACGTAAATAAAACAAAGGTTATCGCCATAGATGTTGATTGTGGTGATGGCAAACCTTTTGCCGATTGGCGAGAAGGACTTACTGCATTACAAGATTATATAGTTAGGATGAAACTACCAAAGCCTATGATAGTAGGTAGTGGTAATGGACTGCATGTATACTGGGTACTCAAACGAGAACTAGACCCAGACGAATGGAAGCCTATAGCTAACGCAGTAAAGGCTTCAGCACTCGACAAAGGTTTCAAAGCAGACGCAGGGTTGATAGCTAATAGCTCCCTTGTGTTACGCCCTATCGGAACACACAACCCCAAGAATGGTAAAGAGGTTAAGCTACTTATAGATGCTGAACCCATAGACCCAGAGGAACTTACTGGTAGGCTACATGATTACGTGCTTTCCACAGGGCCCGCTGCGGTACGACAAACATCTGACAACTCGTTGCTAAACAATCTCTCTGCCACCGTAGAGTTCCCACCATCTATTAGTTCTTCTATCTATAACAAATGCCAACAAGTTAAGTACGCTGTGGATAACCAAGACTCAGTTACTGAACCAGTGTGGTACAACGCTATAGGCATTGCCGCCTATTGTATAGACCCAGAAGACACTGCACGAAGATGGAGTGAGAACTACCCTGCTTATTCAGAAGAAGCAACTATGTCTAAGCTACGGCACTGGAAAGATGGTGCTACTGGCCCAACTACTTGTGCTAAGTTTGATGTAGACAATCCTAATGGATGTAAGGGTTGTAAGTATAAGGGCAAGATAACTAGTCCTATAAGACTTGGAGTTAGCTACCAAGAGGTACAGCTACAAGAAACACTTGATAAGAATGCCAGTCAAGTACAGTTACCTAAACCGTTCAAGCGAACTAAAGATGGCATCAAGATAACGATAGACGATACAGATATAGATGTATGTAGGTTTGATATATACCCAGTATCATACGGAAAGGATGAGTCACTAGGCTACGAAACAGTTAGATACCACTGGAAAAGACCCCACGTTGGTTGGCAAGAACTGGTGTTACGTCAAGCATACTTGACTGAAGGGCATCGTGAATTTGCTACGGCTATAGCAGACCAAGGTATTGTCTTGTATAACAAGAAACAGACGGAGTTTTTTCAGCTTATGTTACGAACTTATATGGATGAACTGAGGCAGATAAGGTCGATGTCAAACCTATATGCCTCGATGGGATGGAAAGAGAACAACACACAATTTGTTCTGGGTAATACGTTGTTTCGCAGTACAGGCGGAGAAGTGACAAAGGATACAATCTCGCTGACCTCGGCATCAAACAAGACTAGCCAAGACTTATACAGCACCAAAGGTACAGTACAGAACTGGGTAGAGCTAACCAACTTACTAGAGAAAGCAGGTATGCCTTGGCATATGTTTGCATTAGGCATTGGGTTCTCTGCACCACTGTATAACTTTACTGGATTAAAAGGACTTACAATCTCTCTGTATGGCCCAACTGGTGGAGGTAAAACACTGGCACAGTACTGGGTACAATCCATTTACGGAGACCCAGAGAAGCTACACTTCACAGCTAAGTACACACAGAACTCTCTGTTTAGTAGGCTAGGGTTGTACAGCAATCTACCACTGACAGTAGACGAAGTAACCATGATGCAAGACAGAGAGGTTGGTGACTTCTGCTATTGGGTATCACAAGGTAGAGACAAGGCTAGGCTCAATCGTAATGCAGAGGAACGTGATGCTAAGACATGGGCAACACCAGTTATAGTATCTACTAACAAGTCTTTACAAAGTAAGTTAATAGCTAGTGGGTTAGAAACAGATGCACAGATGGCTCGACTACTGGAGATACCTATACCATCTCATAGATTATTTACCAAAGACTCAAGCACTGGTCGTAAGATATACAACCTAATCAACTCGAACTACGGGGAGGTAGGGCAAGTATATGTCAACAAGTTGATGGAGCTTGGTTCAGATGTAATCCAGGGGATGATAGAGCAAGCAACAAATGATTTCCAAGGTAAGTACAAGTCCAAGTTTACTGGTGAAGAAAGATACTGGGAGCAAGCTATCATACTAGCTGACCTTGGGTTGAAGCTAGCAGACGATTGGAACTTAATTAAGTTTGACTACACAGTAGCTACCGAGTGGGTACTGGCACAGCTAGGAGCAATCCGTAGAACAGTACAAGACAACAAGGTTGATGCCTTTGATCTGATAGCAGAGTACCTAAATGATTCAGCAGGCGCTGCAGTAACAGTAATGCACACATCCACCAACAAGCCTACAGTTGATTTATCTCGCATGCCACGAGCTGACATAAGAGTTCGATTCGATATATACCGTAACTCTGAAGTCGAAGACTTTGACAAGGGTACAATAATGATTGATCGCACTCACTTCCGTAAATGGTTGTCTGTACGAGGAGCTGACTATAAATCATTCACACAAGAACTTGCTGAGGAGAACGTAGTAGCTACACCTAAATCACAGAAGTTCTATCTAGGTAAGGACACACCAGTTAAACTAGGGCAATCGTATGTGATAGGTGTTAACCTCAACCACCCAAGGTTGATGGGTATACTGGATGCTGTTGAGTCAGAGATTGAAGACCTCACTCAAGGTAAGTTTAAATTAGTTTAGCGATACACCGTAGAAGTTTTCTATTAGGTCACTAACATTATCTCTAGTACTCTTAGGCGTAGTCTTTAAGAACCTTGCACCTGCGCCTTCTGATGCAGACTTAGCGGCTCTCTTAGCCTTACCTCTGAAGTCATCTATAAAGAACGGAGACTTCTTACCATGTACACTGTTATGTTCTTTAACTGCTCTTTCTATATCTCTCATAGCTCTCCTATCTTTCATTAGGAAAGCTCTTACCCATTCATCTCTAAAGCTTTTAGTAATCTCTTTTTGATTGTCTACTATCCTCTTTGTTATTCGTATGGCATCATTAACCCTTGATGCTTCTTTAGGATAGAAACCTAAAAACCTCATAACTGTAGCACCTGTGCCTACATCTTTAACTACTGTATATCCTCTTGCGTTTATGACATCACCAGTGTCCAAGTATATTGCTGTATCTGCAATGTTACGCAGTCCTGCAATGGGTGAGTTCTGTGCTATACGCATCAACTCGTTACCCTTATTACTTTTAGTTGGCAACATTGCTAGATCATATGCCATTGTAGCACCACCATATCCTGCTGCGAACAATGGCCCTGCAAAGTTTTTCAGTTCTTGGACGGTGCTCGCTCCTGGCAAAAACACACCTGTCAATGGAAACAAATCACCCAGAGATAATCTGCTACCTATTGTACCACCAACGGCAACATAATCACCTGCACCACGTAAGTAAAATTCTGGAGTTCCTACGAAACTACTTAAGAAGTTTGCTATTTGTACCTCTGTAGGTACAGAACCTTTTGCTCCAACTAAACCACCGAACTTAGCACGTAGCGTATCTATAATGTCTAGTAGATCTTCTGCCCCTGGCAGACCTTTCAACCCTGCCACTAAGAACAATGCAGACAAGTAATACACTCTACCTTGCGGAGGCAATACTCTGACAATCTGTGTAGCAATGACTTGGAATTGTTTATACATATATAGATATTGTGCCCATCCGCCTCTAGCAATCGGGGGGCGATTGTACATAGCGTAGTCACCTTGAGATTTGGTAACCATCTCATTGACCTTATCTTCTATGTAATACAAGTCAGGGTTATCAGCAGGTATAACAACATCCGATAGCTGGTCATCAACTAAGAAGTCGCCATCTTTTAGATTTGGATTAGCTGCCATACGTCTTTTCTTTTCTAGCCTGTATGTAGCTAACGCAACTGCTCTTCTATTTATCTGCTCAGCTGTAGCAAACACAGACATGTAACCTCGGCTTACAGCCGTGGCTGTACCATTCTGAAAGAAGTTGCCACGAGCACGACCTGCTAGCGAGTTAACCAGGGCAGCGTCAAGAATACCACGTTTAGTCTGTCGGTATATAAACTGAGCTTCATCTTCACTCAGTCCGTATGTACCATAGTTACTATTATCTATTACGTTTTTCTTAATCCAATCTGGGTCTCCCCATCCAGGCCGTTTTAAATTCATGTTAGCTCGTGATAAAGCTGCAGTTGTATTCGCCCAACCATAACCTCCACCAATACCTGTCTTGGTATTGTAGGTTGCCATCAACGGAAGCGCCATCAAAGGCTGAGACACTAGGTTGATAAGACCTGCGGCTATACTACCACCTAACTGGAACAAGACAGCCAGTGATTTAAACTGTGACAACGTATCTGATTTAGAAAATGCATCTTCAGCAGACACAGCTATATCACCCTGCTGTGAATAAAACTCTAGTAGTTCAGCAGCTTTGTCTTTGTACCTGTTAGCTTTACCTTTTGGTTTTGCTACCTGTTCTCTATTATATTTATCTACGTATTTATATTCAGCAGCTGGAGACCCAGGGGATTCACCTGCTGTTTCTATGTACATACGCAACATTCTGTCGAATTTTTCTTGCGCTATCATAGTTGCTTCTTTGTTGTCACCTTGTCTAGCAGCTAATAACTCTTGGTATACGTTATCAACATACTTCTTAGGTAACTGCCAGTTATTCGTGTCTGCCATAACTATATCTATGTCAGTTCTATGTTCGTTCTTGGCAGCAATCGCAGCTTGCGACTCTATTGTTTCAGCTATAGCTCTGAACACATCTTTATCAAAACCTTCAACAAAATCTTTCATGAGAGTATTTCTTGCTTTCTCATGTTGTCTTGTTAAAGCTACAACAATACGTTCACGCTCTATTGGATCTATATCAATACCTAAAGTATTTAATACATTGGCAAACTCATCGTAATTAAAAGATGTAACACTGCTTGTACCACCTGATGTGTCTTCTACTATGGCTACTGCTGTTACTTTCTGAGTTAATGTTTCGTTTGGCTTACCACTAACTGGAACTTCAAACACAGTGTCTTTTATAGCTGTGTTATAATCTTTAGCCATAACAGCAAGTTTATCTGGGTCATCGTCTTGATAGTATGGGAATGCACTAGAGAATCTAGGATCTATCTTTGTTGGATTACCATTCTCATCATACATTTGGAAACGTAACTGTTTCTTACCCCGTCTTTTAATAGGTGTATACCCAGCAAAGATACCCTGCTTGGCAAACACATTAGCGTTCATCAGCTGAGTCTCTGTAATTATTTGATTCTTTATAGGCTTTTGAATTAGATCCATTACAACTTGATCACGAGGTTTGCCTTCTTTGTTAGGATCAACCAAGTCATACTTATTCATACGCTCTAGGCCAGATACCATGTTAGTCATATCTATCTGGTCATCTGGATTCTTTTGATTCCATTCGTTTATTATGTTGATGGCTAGTTGAGTTGGTTTGCTTTCGTTAGCTGAGTCGTCACTCTTCATAGCTTTAAGATCATTCACGGCTTCTGACTGCCATAAAGCTCTTGTAATTCCGTTAAGGAAAGCCTCTGAATCTCTTACACCTTTTGCTGTCGGGCGCATTTTACCATCGGACTGTCTTGCATTTGCCTGATACAACTTAGAAAATACTTCTTGTATTTCTGCAAACACGCCCATATCAGCCGCAGTAAACTGACTACTTAATCCTTGTATCTTATCTCTGTTTGCTTCGTACTGTCTTATAGCACCTAGATATTTACCAAGAGCCACTCTGGCTTGGATGTAGTTTAAACCTTCACGCTGCGCCAGATACACTTCTCTCATTAGTGCATGACGTTCATTATTTTCTGGATCCCAGTCTGGTACTAGTGGCCCTGATTGTTGCTTAAGACCACCTTGCTCAAACTCAAATCCGTTTTTAATCTGTGCATCTGTCAGCTGAGTTTCTGCTAATGCTTGAGCTAATACTGGTTGATTGAGGATTGGTCTTTTGGTCAACGGATCTTGTACAACTATATCACCATATTCTTTTAGCTTTGATTCTGTTGCTATGGTTTTAAAATACTCATGACCAAAGGCAAGTATCTTACCTACTGCTACCTCTTCATCTGAGGTTAAGGCTTTACTGTTTAGTCCAAGCCATCTAGCTCTCGTTGCTGATCTAGTTATATGATCTACTTCAGACAGGATTGACTTAGCTGTCTGTGCTTGTCGTCTAAAGATGTCAAACATCAAACTTAGACCTAGGCTTTTGTTTGCCATGTTGTCTAATGTTTGTACTTGTTCTGCAGCCCTACCTAAATTTTCAGTTAGTTTACGACTGCCTATTGTTTTTACTATGCTGTTCATGTTGGATTCGCCAACAGACACATACATTTGCCTGAAACTGTCAGAACCTAAGTTAAGGGTTGCTGCAGAGAACATACCAACATTAGAAGTAGCAAGAGCTTCTATGTTTAGTGCTACTTGTTTTGGACTTACACCACCTGGGATCTCTCCGTCACGTACATAACGTCTCAACTGGTTGACCCAATATGGAGCGCTGTCCATCCAATTCTTAACGCCTAACTTGTTCAGTATCTTTTGTATGAAGTTAGCTATCTTCGCTACAGTGCTAGTTTCTAAAGCACCAACGTAGTTAGCCATAGCTTCTTCAATAGCTACATACTTATCGACTTTATGGTTCTGCATGTATAAGTCAGCAGAGTCTTTTAAGAATGGGCTAGTGTTATAAATGTTATCTAAGAATGTTTTGAGCTGGCTCTCTTTTACCAACGAACGTAGCCCAAAGTGACCCATAGATTCGTGAACTAAAGTAAATTTTAGATGCTGCTCACCATGAATGTAATCACTGAAGATAGCTATTTCTTTACCAATAGACATACCTGAAATCATTTTATTTTCTACATCAGGTCGTGCAGCTATAATACGATTATACAACTCTGGATTTACTTGTTGCAGATCTGCTAAGTCTTTAGCCACTGTGAGGTTGGGCTTGTTAGTAAACTTGCTAAGCATATTCCTAGCTAGAAGTTTAGCCTTGCCAACTGTCATAACTTTTACTGGCTTGTCGTCATCAAATAAAAGTGTGTTACCTTTTTCAGCTATACCCATGTCAGCAAAAATATCATCAAGGTCAGTATCTTGAACTAGATCAGTATCAAGTGTGGATACCTCACCTCTCTTTAGTTTAGTACCTTTAGATCTAGGATTAAAAAGTTTTACCTGTCCTGTGCTTACCATGTCTCGTGCTAGGGCTTGGTTCTTTTCCCCCATGTAACCACTAAGCATAGACTCAAAGGTCTCTCTTTCTTCAGCTGATAATTGTTTAGCTTCCATTTCTTTACGGGCTTTGACTTTATCTTCTTGCGTAATATTTGACGCCATTAGATTTAAAAGTCTGTTCTCTTCCATAGTAACAGGAGACAACTTGAATCCATTTATAGGATATTCTTTGCCAAGTCTGTTGATACCGTATGTATTGTGTGGTCTCAGCTTTAGCTTACCACTAGCATCAAAGTACATGCTCAACGGCTTACCATTTATTTCATAAGTTAGATCTGGTTTTATCTTTGATGTGCCTTGGTACAACCTGTTTAGTTGTTGCACTGCTGGAGAGTTTTCACTCTTGATTATATCAGTCTTGATAGTACCAATGAGTACAGCCATCTTTCGTGCTAATGCAACTGGCCCTTTTGTTTTGTCTGAGTATATGGCAGCAGACATACCACCAAAGCTAGTAAGTTCTACCTCATTGGTTTCTATATTGTTTTCAATTATCTGTTCTGAACTAAACGTTGCTGATTCTATCTGATTATAACTAGCAAAAGATGCATCTGTTTTTAGTAGTCTTTTAAGTGATGGTAGTGCACCTACGTTTATAGCAACATCAAACCACAACGTGTTTGTCTCTGCGTTTAAATTACCTTGGGCTAGCCCAAGAGGAACTACCCTAGTTACAGCACTTACAAACTCTGGTCGTTTTATCTTAAAGTTAGCTAGGTAGTCTCTGCCTTCTTTATTGTTTTCATTAAACAAAGAAGCATCTAACAGATACTGGAATAAAGACTCCATCTGTTGAGTGTTAAATGATTTAACACCTCGGCTTTCTAGCTTCATATTGTCTAGAGTATATATAATTATTTTAGTAGCAACTGAATCAGACAATAGTTCTAAAGCACTACTTCCATCAGGTTGTAGTCTATTAGTCCATACATCACGAGCTTGCTGTGGAGTCAGTTTGTCTAGCTCACCTCGTAGATTCTTTGGAAAGTCTTCTCTCTTAGGTGCGTCTTCAGCTGGTCTGTTTGCATCCCATTGTTCTTTTACGTTTAGCGTTTCAACAGGTTTACGATCTCTTGGGTCAACTTGTTGTGGTTTCTTTGTCGTTGTCGTTTCACTCTTCGTGACATCAGGGGCAACCTTTCGTTTGCCACGTTTAAGAGATGCCGCTTTAGTTGGCCCTGCAACATCACTAACAACCCTACCATCTGCTATAAGCTGGGTTCGTGTAACACCATCATCGTCTGTAAAAGTTCTTTCTATTATGTCATCGTCTTTTACGCTTTCTTTGGTCTCCGACTTCTTCTCCTCGGCATTGACGGTAGTGTCTCGTTCCGTGTCAGCCTGAACACTCTGCTTTTTGACTTTACCTTTTTTGAGGCTTTCTTTTTTAGTACGTGCCCTGGGGGTTTGTTGTACTTCTTCTCCCACTCTTTCGCCATCTTGGGCTTGTTCTTGTGCATCCACCTGCGTTGCTTCTGGCTCTTGAACGGCATCTGGTTCCTCCTTTTTTATATCCTCCTTTACAGCTACTTGTTCAGCTTTACCTTTTTTCAATGCCTTAACTTTAGGCTTGGCAGCAGTACGTTTACCTCTTTTAAGATTTGCTTTCTTAGCTTGTATAGCTTCTTGGATTATCGGGACAGTAGTTGTTTGATTATTTGCCTCTGCTGTCTCAAGAGCACCTTCAAGATTTTCGAGAGATACATCTGGAATTCTATCTTCAACAGTTGGCTCAACAGTAGGGTTTACTATAAACTTGTTGACAGCCTCAGTTTGTTTCTTTGTAGCCTTTCTATTGTCAACAGGTTGTGTAACCTCCTCAGCAGTGGGTGTTAAGACAGGTTCGTCCTGAACAAATATATTATCAGGGCGTGGCATTCTAGGTGCATCAAAAGGCAATGGTAACTGCGCCTCTTGAGGAGGAGACTGTGTAACTGTCTCAGGCTCAGCTGGGGTTGGTAGTGGTAAATCTAGCTGAACTGGATCAGGATAACCAAGGGGTAGCTCTTGTTGTACAGGTATTTGTAAACCTGCAAACCCAGGTTGCTGAGATGGTATTCTATTTTGCAACTGCTCTGGGTCAAACATATCAAGCTGTGCTTGCTCAGGGCTAACAAGATTACCTTGCTCTTGACTTTCTAATTGTACGCCCACTCCAAGATTTGTTTCTGGAGGAAATAGTTCGCCTTGAAGTGGGCCTTCAGGTACAGGAGCCGTACCTAAATCGGCATCAGGGAACAACTCACCTTGGGGAGATTCTTCTTGTACAGTACCTCCACCTTCATCAGTTACCCCCCTACTATCTAGTAAGTTAACCTCGTTTGTATCACCCTTACGGAGTCCACTAAGTCCTGTGATTGGGCCACCAACAGCTGCACCTGCAGCTATAGCGTTAATAAGTTGTATACCGTTCTGCTCTGTGAATAATTCTTTTTCATTTAGTAATGCATCTGTACCCATAACAGTAGACTCTTGTACGCCTTCTGCTATACCTTCTGCTGCAGCACCAGCTCCAAATCCACCTACGATACGTTTGAATGTACTACTAGCCTTAGCAGGATTTAGAAACTTACTTACGACAAATGCTTCTGATAATGTCTCGGCTAAAGCGTACGGTACACCTGCACCTAATGCAGCAAGACGTTGTCCTGCCCCTGGGTCTTTCATTTCTGCAGACTCAAGAAGTTGTAGATATGTGTCACTAACACCTGTTCTGTAGTTATTACCTATAGATGCAGCTATACCAGACATGCCTTTTATTAATGCATAGTCTCCTTGATCTAATCTTTCTCCACGCCTCTTCTTGGCTACAATATCCATTATACGTTTTCTGAACTGCCCTTTACCAAGAGCTGTACCAACGCCTGTTAATACACCAGTTATAGGATTACCTGTTGCAACTGTAGCTGTACCTGCACCAACTAAGAACGCACCCATTGATTCAAGAAGATTTGGCCCTTGTTGTGCTAGGTTTGCTAAGAACCAATCAATGGCTTCACCTTCTTTTAATACGTCATCTGTAAATGTTCTTTGAAATGGCTCTTTACGTCTTAGATCTTCTGTCTGTTGTTTTATACCTTCACGCCCGTACTCACTTAGAGTTTCAGAACCAATAGAATCACCAAGAAAAGCAGCGCCTGAGTAGTAAAAGTTTTGTAGGTTATCGAAACCAATACCAAGGTTCTTACCCATTAGACGTAGCTTGCCTGGGTCTCTGATATCTTTTATGTATTGAGCATATAACTCAGGATCTAACCTGTTAAAACCTTCAGGCAAACCTGTGGGTGTTCTACCTAGATACTCAGGAGTAGCTGATCTATCTGCTGTTTGATAATCATCAGCATCAAACGTAAGACCATTTACAAATACTTGATTGGTAAGCTCATTGAATCCGACACTGGGCTCTTGTATGTCAGCAATTCTATTTACTTGACCTGCAGAAGCGATGCCTCTAGCAAAACCACTTAGATCTGGTGCTACTAACTGATCAGTCCCCATAGCTCCATAGTTAGAATAGAAGTCAGTAACCCTTGGCACATCAGGATTAGAGTCCATAGAGTTTAGGGTTCTTGATTGGAAAGATTGTAGTCCTGCTTTACCATATGGATTCAAGTCTTCAAGTGCCATGTTACTGAGATCCACCTAACTGACCAAGTAAGCCAATTTGTTTCAACGCTATTGAATATGGGTCTTGAGCTGTAGTTCCTGTGCCAAAGCTAATTTCAGGTATAACTATAGGAACCCATTGTTCCTCCTCTTTTGTTTTACCGTCTGGCCCTTTTGTTTCTACAGTTGTTTTCTGATAGCTTCTCATTGGAATGCCACCTTGAGTAATTGTAATTATACTTCCGTCATCAGCCTGTTCCATTTTAGTTTCTGCGTTCTTCTCTAGAATATTAGCAATAGATTGTAGACTAATCTTATTTGCTTCTTCTAGCATCTTAAGTTTAGATGCAACTCTTGCCTTAGCATTTGCAGCTTCTGTTGCTTCTATTGTGCTTCTAAATTTAGAATCAACTACAGTACGGTATACTCTGGTAACATTTTCGTCAGTAAGACCTGACAAACTTTTATCTATGATAGTGCCATCAGGCTTTATAAAATCAAACTTACCATCAGACCTAGCTTGAATTAAAGCAGTGCCTCCTGTAAATGCATCTAGCACAGCGTTTAACCTACTTGGATTTCTTGTATTTTTAAACTGTTGTAGTGCATCCATAGCTTGCATTACGTACAATGCGGAATCAAGAACCATTAAATCAGCTATGCCTTTAGCATACTCTGGTCTGTTTATACCAGTGAGTCCTGCTCTTCGCATATTTTCAATACGCCCAGCTATTAAGTTTCTGTTCTCCAAAGCTTTACTAAACTCAAAACCAAATCTATTTGGATTCTCAGATAGCTTAGTAACTATCTCGACAGTTTTCTTAGGGTTATCAATTATTTTTTCTGATGTGCTTTTTGTATCAATACCAACATCAGTAACATTTGTTTTTGTCGGATCAACTGTTGCTGTTCTATCAGTGTTATCTATGGGTGTTTGAGATGGAACACCACCAGTATTAGCAGTAGTTGTCTGGCTAGGCATCCCAACTGTATTACCTTGAGTTGTAGTACTTGCTCCTGATGGTGTTGAGCCAACGGTGGGAACATTAGCTGTTACTGTTTG